CGTCAAGAACGCCAGGTGGGACAGAGAGGCGGGCTGCCCCGCACAGAGGGATTGCTACAACTCCTACTTCTACCGCGTAGAGGACGATGACCTCAGCATCCTTGACAAGATCGAGATGTACGGCAAGGACATCACCAACCACCTTGACGGCGGCAGTGCGCTTCACCTCAACCTTGAGCAGCTCCTCACCTTTACACAGGCGAAGAAAATCTTTGAGCTATGCAGGAAGAACGGAGTCCCATACTGGACAACCAACACGAAATGCACCATCTGCAACAGTTGCGGTAAGATCGACCCTGAGACCCGTAAAAAGTGCAGAGCATGCGGCAGTACCGACATTGACTATGGCACACGCATCATCGGCTACCTCAGACGCATCAGCAGCTTTTCCGAACCCCGCCAGGAGGAAGCTGCGCGGCGCTTCTACACCTAAGACAAAACAGCCCAGACGAAAGGAGAGATGCACTTTGCTCATCTTCGACATAGAGACCAATGGACTTTTCGAGGCGACCACACAGCTTCACTGCATGGCCATTTACGACACAGAGACAGGAGAGATCGAGGGCTATGACCCTACGACTGTTCTCAGCGGCGTGCAGCGCTTACGGGACGCCTTAACACAGGGCGAGAAGATCACAGGACACAACATCATCAACTTCGATATTCCTGCGCTCTGTAAACTTTACCCCGACTTTGTTGTCTCAGATGCAGAGCGTCCTCTTGTCTTAGACACTCTCATTCTTTCGCGCCTCATCTACGCCAACATCGAGACCACTGACCTAGGTCTTATGCGGAGCGGACAGCTCCCATCGAAGCTCTACAAGTCACATAGTCTGAGGGCATGGGGTTACCGCCTCGGCGAGTATAAAGGTGACTATGGAGAGCAGGAGGGTGCATGGGAGAGTTATAGCCCCGCAATGCTCGACTACTGCATCCAGGATGTTGCCGTCACCGCAAAGCTCATGGAACGCCTTGCGCGTGCGAACTACTCTGAGTGTGCTATTACACTTGAACATGAAGTTGCATGGCTCATGGCACAGCAGGAGCGCAATGGCTTCCCCTTTGATGTTAAAGCAGCAGAGCGTCTTGAGCGGACACTTAGAGAGCGCCAGGCTATCCTATCGGCCCAGCTCACAGTGACCGTGCCCCCCATCCCCGACAAAATATTTATCCCGAAGAGAGACAACAAAAAACTTGGCTATGTAAAGGGCGTCCCCATTCAGCGATACAAGGACTTCAACCCGAACAGTCGCCAGCAGATTGAGTATGTCTTTCGGCAGATGCATAGCTACAGCCCAGAGAATCCTGACCTTTACGACACACCGGATGAGTACAGCGATTACAAAAAGTACCGTCTCAAGATCGATGACGAGACCTTTCGTTTCATCAAAGACGATGAGGGTGCACCGTCCGATGTCCGTTCCCTTGCAGCCATCATGGAAGAATCTCTCCTGATTGGTAAGCGCCTCGGCCAGATCGCCGATGGTATGCACGCATGGCTCAAAGAGGTAGGGGAGGATGGGCGTATGCACGGACACGTCATCACCAACGGCACCGTCAGCGGCAGAGCCGCCCACGCCAGCCCCAACGTCGCCCAAGTTCCGGCGGTAGGAAGCCCCTACGGCAAGGAATGCAGGGCGCTTTTTCATGCAGGAGGCTGGACACAGGTCGGCGTCGACGCGTGCGGATTGGAGCTTCGGTGTCTTGCACACTACATGTCACCATATGACGGCGGGAAGTATGCCCATACCATCCTCAACGGCGACATCCACACCATGAACCAACAGGCGGCGGGACTGCCCGAACGGAATCAGGCAAAGACATTTATCTACGCATTTCTGTATGGTGCAGGAGACGCCAAGATTGGGCGCATCATCAAAGGAGATGCCAATGACGGCAAAGCCATCAAGCGCAAATTTCTCAAGGCGACCCCCGCCATCAAATGCCTTCGCGATACCGTGCAGAATGCCCTTGTTGAAACCGATAAAGGACGCATCGTACGGTGGAAACGCCATTACCTTCGCGGGCTTGACGGGCGCCTTCTTCACGTCCGCAGTCCTCATTCTGCTTTGAACCTGCTCTTGCAGTCCGCAGGAGCACTCATCTGCAAGAAGTGGATTGTCTTAACCGAGCAGCGACTTGCTGAGCAGGGATTAAAGCACGGATGGGATGGCGACTTCGCCCTTATGGCGTGGATTCACGATGAGACCCAGTACGCGTGCCGCACACCTGAGATCGCACAGATCGTTGTAGATACCGCACAGGCGGCGATGCGTGAGACACAAGAATATTTTGGATTCCGAATGCAGCTCGACACCGAGGGCAAGATAGGACAGAATTGGGCAGACTGCCACTAGGAGGAATGTTTATGACGATAGAGACACATCGAAAAGCTAAGTTTATTTTAGATGAAATCTCCAATGTGGAGGACATCCAAAAGGCTTTATGCACCCAAACCACCTATATAGTAGGTAATGACGCACAAGGGTTCTTAACAGATGATTTTCACCGCTTAATAAGTGAGGCTTGTCAAGCTAAACTGAAAGAGCTTGAAGCGCAATTTGCTGCTTTATGAAAGGAACATGCATATGATTAAGAAAGACCTCAAGTGCCCCCAGTGCGGTAAGACACTTCTGCGTCTCTATGGCACCGCCGTCCGCGCCGTCAAGTGCACCTGCGGCTATCGACTTGACCTTAAAGAAAAGGGACAGGGGAGGGAGGTACGCAGAGTATGATGACGAAAGTGTTCGACTATCGAAAACGTGGGCATAAAGGGACATATGTACTTTTCTGTCAGTCTCTCGTGAGGGCACATCGAGGGGATGTGGAGATTTATTCCTCTTTGTACTCGGCGCTCAGTAGTATGAAGGAATTTCTACACTTACCTCAGTCCCTCCATGATGCATCAGGTCGTCTTATTGCCTACTCCAACAACGGAAAGGTCGTGATGTGCAATGCCCACGGTTAATCTCATCTCAGCAACCCCTGAACCGTTAGCGCTCATCAAGACCGCCGCCTCCCAGTGCTACCAAAAGGAAGCCACTGACGCCACCATCAAGCACATCCTTGACGCCGGGCATCTCAGCGTCCTTGAGCACGCCTACGCCAGCTTCGAGATCACATGCAGCCTCACCGTCCTCTTGCAACTCTCGCGGCACAGACATTTGTCATTCACCGTTCAGAGCAGCAGGGGGACACTTTTGTCTGATCTAGCAGAGACAGGTATTCTCATGGCAGACAACCACAACAAGCAGACATTAGGCCTCTACTACGCCCTCGCTGATGAGGGTTATAGCAAGAGCGACCTTGCCTATATGCTGCCCAAGGGCATCAACTATCACCTTGTCGTCACAGGCAACTTCCGCGCATGGTACGAATACCTGCCGAAGCGCTTGTGTATGAGAGCCACAGCAGAACATCGCGTTCTCGCAGAGATGCTGCATAACCGCTTGTGCCTCCTATGCCCTGAGGTCTTTGTCCGCGTCCGTAAAAACTGCGATACCTGCACCGAAAGGAGTTGTGCATTCAGTGATTGAGACACCCGACTACAACAGCACATACGAGCCTGAGAAGAACGCCGTACAGTATGGTATGAAGGTAAATCCAAAGACATACCATGTTGTGTCAACCCTTGAAAAACTCGGGATGAATCAGGTTAAGTACGGTGCCCCTTATTGCCCGTGCCTCCCAAACCATACCGAGGCAACCATTTGTCCCTGCCGTTACATGCGAGAAATGCAGGCGTGCAGGTGTGGACTTTATGTCAGAAAGGAAGATGCAGAATGAAATATCCATTTCTCCAACTTCACTGTTACTGTGGGGGAACAGAGTTTGAAATCAGACAAAACTCTCATACAGGGGATTACCACGTCGAATGTGCGGAATGCGCACGTATGGCAGCGGTCATCTCAAGCTATGCCATAGCATTCGCTGATAAAGAGGAGACCAATGATGGCACAGAGACCAAATGACATCGAGTTTTTCCTTATCCTCTACATCCTTGGCTTCGCGGTGATACTCCTATGCGGCTGAAATTACTTATCGACGCCGATATGTTCGCCTTTATCGCGTGCAGCAGTGCAACACGAGAAGCGGAATGGGAGAGCGGAATCAGCTCTTACTTTGCCGACTTTGAGGAAGTCAAGGCGAACTTCACCAGCCGCCTTGCTGCTGCCATAGATACCGCCTTGGAGCATCATCACTACACAGGAGAGTACGACATTCTTCTTTGTTTGTCTGACCGCGACAGCAACTTCCGCAGGAGCGTACTACCAACCTACAAGGCTCATCGCAAAGGACAAAAACCATTATGCTATTGGCGTCTTGTAGACTGGATGCAGCAGGAGGCAGATGTCTACCTGCGCCCCTCTCTTGAGGCAGATGACTGCATCGGCATCCTCGCCACCATGGAAAAGAATAAAGAAAAATGCATCATTATCTCAGGGGATAAAGATATGCGGACACTGCCTGGCTATCATTATGACTTTCTGCGTGACACCTACGAACACATCAGTGAGGAAGAGGCCGATCGTAACTTCTTTATGCAGACACTAACAGGAGCCCCAACCGACGGCTACAGCGGCTGTCCCAAGGTTGGCAAGGTCACCGCTGAGCGTATTCTTGAAGATGACTGCTCATGGGAAGCCGTTGTGCGGGCATATGAGAAACAGGGACTCACAGCCGAGGATGCCCTTCAACAGGCACGCGTTGCGCGGATTCTGAGAGCCAGCAACTACGACTTTAAGAAGAGGGAGGTTCGCCTATGGACGCCACCCGTACACCATTAACCACAGCGGAATGTCAGGCACTCAAAGTCGCATTGGAAGGGTGGAGACACAGAAACGTCTCGTGGCTGATGAACACTTATGGCGACATCGACCACGTACTTCTATGCCTTAGGCAGCTCAGTGACGGTGGGCACATCGTCAAATTTTACCGAGACGGCATCTTCCAAGGTATTCTCGCCTTTGACGTCGGACACACATGGTGGACCCCCCACCTCATATGCAGTGAACTCTTTATCTTAGCCGCAGATGGTGCAGTAGGTTTTCAGCGAGAGGCAGCTCAACAGCTTGACATTCTTGCGAGAGACTACGGCGCACGCCTCATTGTCGCTGGTAATATATTTCAAGAAAACAATGCACTCATTGGTAACGGCTACAAGAAGCATGGCTATCGTCAGGAGTGCAGCACCTACGTAAAGGAGGTACCAGAATGAAAGACAACAACGAGCGGGACATCCCATATGTCTCCAAGGAACTGTGCGAATACCTGCGCGAGCGCTTCAGCTTGCAGAACATCGTACATGACATCGAGGGAGAGAAGCGTGCCGACCGCATCCTCGGCAGCATCGCTGGCATTAACAGTATCATCGAAACCCTTGAGGAGATTCAACTTATGCAGGAGGAACGTGATGGGATTCGTGGGTAAGGTATTTAAGTCCATATTCAGCCCATCTATCCCCAGCACATCCATCTACATGCCGAGTAATACACAGCAGAGCCTTACAGGCCGCGACCTTGTTGCATCCACAGAGAGTGCAGCACCAGAAGCCCCCATCATGGGAGGCACAGATAAAAAGAAAAGGCGGGGCATCGAGAGCCTTCTTGTCCCGTCCGAGTACCTATTCAAAGGAGGTAACTAATGGGAGGAGTCGTACGCGTCGTTAAAAACCTTATCACTGGTGGTAGGGGAGGAGGTGGGGGAGGAACAACCATCGTCCAGGCCCCGCCGCCAACACCCGCCCCTACACCCGCCGCACCC